GTTGATATTGTTAACAAGATTATCTTTGGAGATATTAGAAATTGGTGTGTCGTATACTGCGTATGTTAGAGCATTGATGATTGCTGTTTTCCCAACACCGTTTGCTCCCTTACCATCAGCTGTATTGTCAAGATCTTCACCTACGATTAATGTTGTTGTATTCGGACGATCTAATAACACAGTGGTTGTGTTATTTCCATATGATAAAAAATTACGCATTGTGATACTTTGAAAAGTAATCACGATGGAATTTTCCTGTATTGTTCAACAAGCAGAGTGTTATCAATATGTTCACTTTTAATGTCTTGTAACATTTTCACAACAAGTTCATCAAATGTGTGTATCTCTGTACCTATAGAGTCCACAGTAGTTGTTATTTCTACGCCGTTAACATCAACGGTAGTAGTTGTATCTGACAATGCATCTGCAAAATCGGAAGTTTCTTCCATAATAAACTCACGCAAGTTAAATTTTTCAATCCATGTAGCACGAACAAACATGACTTCTTCATATGATGCTGACGGATCATCCATGATACAACGAACGCGAGATTCAAGTGGAATGTTAACCGTTCCATCAAGAATATCGGTGTACTTAGCTTTTACATATTGTGGACAATCAGGCCAGTTGATGAACTTTATGTTATCAACAGTGTAATCATATACCATCATACCACGGTTGACGTCACCAACGTCACCAAAATCCATAGGAAATACATTTCCTATATATTGGATATTGTCTTGCTGTTGCCGTTTGTGAAAGTGACCAGAAAATATATGCTTGGGACCTTTTGGACCACCAAATTGTTTCGGATTAGGACCAGTCTGCATCTTAATACCATGGCCAGTCACAGTGAAGCCTTGAAATTCAAAATGTCCAGCCCAAATGGGTATATTGAAATACTTTTTTAAATCGTCATATTCGTGGTGAAACAAATATGGACATAAAAGTACTCCGTCTCCAATGGAAGATACTACTGTTGGATCGTTTATTAGTATAAAATTAGAAAATTCTTGGTAAGGTATAATAGAGTGAATATCGCGCGTGTGTCGATGGTATAAATCATGATTGCCGATACAAAAATAAACTGGTAATCCCAGATTGTTTAATCTCTTAGCACCTTGATATGCGAAATTGAGTGTTGCAATATTAAGTGCGGATCGATTCTCAAACCAGTCCCCCAAAAAAAAAAACATGGTCAATACATGGGTCAGATTTTACTTGTGAGCAAAACCATTCTATAAAATACAAACAATCCTTGTTGTGGATTTCACTATTTGATTTCTTTCCCCAGTGTATGTCTGTCATCATGGCGCTTTTTTTTAGTTTTTTCATCCCACTCACTTTCCCATATTGTTATTATTATGTATCCTAGCGACTGTAATAGTTTCTCTCGTTTTAGCGTTTTTGTCAACAATTCTCTGGCGGTGTATTTGAAGGAACTGTAAGGTTTAAAAGAATCATCATATCGTTGGGGATTTCCGTGATATAAGTCACCATAAAATTCATAAATTGTGTTCGTTTCTTTACAAAAACCATCAACTGCTAGTCGTGTGCTTGGAATGACATATTCGCCAATATTTCCAGCATGTTGAATTTTGACTCCTTGCTTTTCAATATGTGTGAGCCATTGTAATGCTTTTTTTGAATAACTGCGCTTACGACACCGAGGACATTCACCTCCACCAAGATGAACAAGAGGATGTTGTTTGAATGCCCCATGACTGGTACATATTATTATGACATCTGTCTTTGTGTTAATAAATGTTGTAGCACTATAATCGTATTTGTTGTTGTGGGTATGGTGTGCTTCGTTAATGAATTCTTGTGTTGTTCGGTGATATTTTTTAACACACTTCTGACACCCATTACCTTGTAGGTGTGATGTTGCTTTGGTGCTAAAAATACCATGTATTTTGCAACGAATGGTGATATTTTTATCATCACCAATATATGTGCTTTCTGTGTAATCATAACGAGATCCGTGAATATTTTTAGCTTTTTGAATAAATTGATCAGTTGTATGTCGTGTTTTTGCATAACGCGTAAAATCATAAGCACAGCGTGCACACCCACCGGAACGAAGATGTGCATCTGGGGTTTGTAAGAAAATTCCATGAATTAAACACTTTATTTGAACTTTTACATTCATTGATTTGTATTGACATATACTATAATCGTAACGTGCCCCATGCTTTAAAATAGCACGTTCAATAAATTTTTCTGTATCAATGAGCTTCGGCATTAGGTTCCGGTGGGGTATCGTCAACAGTTTTGCTTTGATCTTCTGGATCATCACATTCTTGAGGAAGGCGAGTCAAAGCATCCGCCGCATGCTTCTGAGCATAAAAATCCTGTTCATCTTCTAGAATATGTTGATCAGAGCCCTCACCTTGATATGCAAATGAAGGATTCATTCCCTGATCTACGAGAATCAAATCTCGAATAGTGCGTTGACGTTTCTCTTGATTGAGATATTGAATGAAAGAGCTCTTAATACATTGAGTATAAAATGCGAAGGCGTTTTCACTTCGTGCTGGATCGAAACTATTCCATGTACGAACTAGCATCATCATTGCATATCCTTGCATGTCGTCGTTGTATGTGTTGCCCGTAACATAAACGTAGTTATTTTTTCTGCATAAAAAAGTACCGTATTCAGTACGGGGACACCAAATCAAACCATTATAATTTTGTGTTGGAGTGTTTGGCTTGTCTTCTCTTCGACCACCTGGCGTTTGTTTTCCACCGTGAAAATCAATCCACTCTGCTCGACATACCTTTTTTGGTGTTGCATATATGTCAATGTTGAGCACATCACTCAATCCGCCGGAGGGCTGTTTTTTGCTCGCTGGTGTCTTGTATGTCATAGGAGTTACACTTGTTGTTAGTCCTGCTATAGTGCATAACATAATAAGTGCATCTACATGTTTTGGACATTTTTGAACATATGACATACCTCCACTTGGTCGAATCCAGCCATCACCAGCAACCATAGTTTGAATAAGCAAAAGCCGTTGACGTTGAACAAGGTTTACAATGAAGTTGGATGATAATACTCGATTTGGTGCTATATGTGAGTGAATCTCAGAAATCCACTTGCCAGTGCAATTGAATATTACAATACCGTGTTTATTTACATATTCCTTGTGAGGAATTCTTGCTGTATGAAGGACTTCTCGAATTCTGTCAGCCTTTGGCCCCTGTTTTTGGGAAATTGATATTGAATGCCGTTTTTTAGATTTTGTGCTGTAGTGACCCTCTGTAATGCACCAACCGACAACTTCAACATCTGCATCAGAGTGTACAATATCCCCATCGTCGACAGCGTCTCCCATCAACACAATATGTTCATTGCAAATAATCTCTTCAACAGGAATCAAGCCTCGTTCAATTGATACAAATTTGTGATTGGGAGTAACCAGTGCATCCATACCCTGTGTCGTTAGGTGATGCATTGGTCCGGAATACATGTTTCTAAACACTTCAAGCACTTTTGACCAAACCATTTGTCCTGTTTCTATGTTGTAAGATAGAATTTGATCATCAATCGTTATCTCTTGGTGTGTTTTCCATCCTTGTTTTGTTAGTGCAGTAGTTTCAGAATCAACACAATAGTTAATGAAGTTGCCCTTCTTTGCATACTTAGCACATAACAATACCAACATACGAGCAAGTTTGTTAGTCATTTCACCTTGTTTCTTACTAGCCTTTACCTCTGCAAGTAAGTCACGATTGTTGAGATAGTTGACTTTTTTTGGAACAACAGGCAAAACAATTACAGGAGCTTCTACAACAGGTGGTGTAATAACTTCAGTTTTAACTGGTTTAGTTTTAGTTATTTTTGGAGATGTGAGGATTGGTGTTTCTGGACCCTGTTTTTTCGATTTTTTATTTTTAATTAGTTTGGGTTTGGAGGCATTCTCAGAATGTTTAGCCAGCGTACGTTCTTCTTTTAATTTTCTGGCTTTTCTGGCGTCCCGAACTTCTTTTGCAGCCTTGCGAGCTTTTGCGAGTTTACGACGGTGATATAATGAAAGTTCTACTACTTCAGGGACCTTTTTGGTCTTCTTATTTTTCATGGGTAGCCATCCTTGTTATTATACGGCTTATCCCTCATTATAGTGGAAAAAACAAAAAGGACAACTCTCATCTCTCCGAAACTGGAAAAAGTGTTGAGTTTTTACAGATGGTTACTATCGGTAAATACTGAAGATATACTTATTTGCAGGTGAAAAATGGCCAGTGGCATCTTTAAGGTTCGTCTAGTTTCAGCACTAAACAATATTGCAACGGGCGATGGTCGCTTTCGTACGCAAGAGGTTGTCTTTGTCAATACTCCACAGTTTACAGAGACAGGAGGTGTTGATTACACACCAGTTATGCCTATTCATATGCCTGGCGCAATCCAGGTATATAAAAATACACAACCTCGAAATTTTTCAATAACTCATAAGTTTATTGCAAGAACTCGAGCTGAAGCTACGCAGAATATGGAGTCTGTTCAATTACTTCGTTCTTGGCGATTTCCATTTTTTGGAGTAGGAAGTTCGACATTGACAGGAAGTCAATCTGAAGAACGTCAACGTTTGTCGGGTGAAGCAACATCAGCAGAGCGCCGTCTTGCTCAATTGACACGCGAAAAACAAACACAATTATCAGCAGAACAAGCAGCACAACTGCAAACATTAAAAGCTCGAATTTCAAAAACAGGATATCAGTTACTGGGTGCTCCACCAGAGGTGTTGTATCTATATGCATATTCAGCTCCTGATACGGATCGTTCGCGTCTTCCGAATGTGCATCTCAACAAAATTCCTGTAGTGTTGACGAGTTTATCAATAACGTATCCAGAAGATGTTGATTACATTCCCAACCTATATGATCAGCCTTGTCCTGTTCGTTGGGATGTGAGCATTGATGTTGTTGAAACCCATTCACCACGTGAATTTGCGCGTTTTTCATTGCTTAAATACAAAATAGGTCAATTGGATTCCTTCTAAGGAGTAATTTTTGTGGCATCACGATCAGATCAAGTACGTGACGGACGATACGTACAAGGTGGAACAGTAGAACAGCTTCGCAACCGCCTCGGTTGGTGGGAACGTCGATTCTATGCACCATCAGTGACAGATATTCAATTCACGATTACATCGCGATATGCTCGACGTCCGGACTTATTGGCTTTTGATGTATATGGTCAAGCCACATTACAATGGGTAATTCTGCTATACAATAACATCGTAGATATTAACTTAGAATTCCGAGCTGGTCAGTCAATTTTACTTCCCACACGTGAGCGTGTGCAAACAGAATTTCTGACTAAGCCGTTAGTTGTAACAGGTGCTTAATGGCTGACAATGTTGGAGCATTCCGGAAACAAGTTCCCCTTGGTGACCCACGACAAAAAGGTCCAGTAACAGAATTTGATCATCCTGAGCAGGGACTGGGTCGTCGTGCTGTTGATATCAACCGTTTATCTGATTTACGTTCCTATAGCTATTTCTTTTCGTTGGTGTTATGTCGTAATTCTGCTATCGCGGAAACATTAGCGCAACAACAAAATTTGGCAGCTTGGCAACATCCAACTAGTGCTAAGCAAGCACAATTTTTTGACACACCACTAGGAGAATATGCTCCACGAGCACTCGACGGTGGAAATACCAGCAACGATTATTGTGTTTTAATTTTTGGAGCAACGGATGCTGTATTTTCTATCACAGATGTGACATGGATGTCTGTAACAGCTGGTGAAGCTGTTCCCGGCGACCAAAATACATCAATTGCCGTTGAAGGCTCGTTCAAAGTTTCTGAGCCACGAGGCATTTTGTTTGTAGATAAAATTGTGGATTGTTGTACGGCATTGGGTGTAGATGCTGCTACAGTTTCGTGGATGTTAAAACCATTTTTTGTGGGATATGGGACAGATACTTCAACGCCTCAACAAGACGTAGCAACAATGATTGCTGACGTTCGACCGTTGATGTTCATTCCGTATGATGTAACAGGTGTTTATACAGAAGCAGGTGGAACTTATGAAGTTCAGTTTGTTGGACTTGCAAATGGTGCAACACGACTGCCACAGTACTCCCGAGCTGCTGATGGGTTTGCTTTGTCCGTGGGACCATCATTACGAGATTCGATGCAACAGCTACAAAATTATATTAACGAACGTTATACAGCCTATGCAAATTGTTTCAGAGGCAAACTAAATTTATTAGATGATGGATTTGCAAACAAAGATGGTGATTATATTCCTGTAGAATATATTATTCTCTTAGATCCAGTATATTGCAATAATCGTTACCTGGTTTCTGATCGTCCACAGCAATATACGGATAAGCCAAATTGCGATAAAGGCAAGGTATATGTTAAACAAACAATTGGTGGAAGTATTGAGAGTGCAATTCGTGGAATAATGCAATTAAGTCCTCAAGTATTAGAAGAAATGGCCGGGACGAAAGATGGAAAGGGTAACGTAATTAAGTATGAATATAAAGTTCAAACTGCTTTACGATCACTAAATGATAGAGTACAAGTGGTGTATACAATCAAACAATTTGTTTCACCAAAGGGTGGTTTGATTGAACAAATTATTGGTGGTAATTCAGAGAACGCACGTGTGTTTAGTGATACTGTAATCAACAATCATTTGGTATTATTTGACTACATGTATACAGGATTGAATACGGACATTTTGGAGTTTGATCTGAAGTTGAATTTAGGAATGGCATATTTGCAAACAGCAACCTCAGCAAATTCCTTTAAAAGTGCCTTAGAAGCTTCTCCATCAAAATCAACACACATTAATCCCAATGCAGAGATTAACAAATTGCGTCCAGGATACTCTTTAAAAACTCCTCTATTCTTTGGTGCTCAGGCACAACGTAAAGGAAATAATACATTATATCCGGGAGAAAATATTGGTGCAAATTACACAATGGCGAAACATGCTAGTTTGGAAGTTGCTGAAGCAACTATACGAATTCGGGGTAATACAGCATTTTTAGAAACAGCTAGTGAATTGTCTTCGCCCGAATCAACATTCAAGTTTTTGGATGCTTTTGTACGAGATAAAGATGGTAATACTGATGTTTGTTCAGCAAAGCCTGGACCGACGGGAGAACAAGACACGATCAATCGCGGCATGTCGATGGGTGATTTTCCATTGCTTGCCAAGATCAACATTAAAATGCCAGCAAATCAAGACGATTTGCAAGCCTTTCAAGATAAAACAAACTATGCAACAAATTTTTGGTTTCAAGGATACTATTACATCTATGGCATCAATCATGAATTTTCCAATGGTGAATTCACACAAACATTGAATATGATTGCACTTCCAGATCCGGGAACATTTGATTATTTGAGCGATAAGAGAAAATCCGCTGTTGCATTTACAAAACAAACAATGGACTGCTATGATGGATCAATTCCTTGCCAGCAGCCAAAGCCATCAAAAGATGGTGCACCAGATACACGAACTGGCGATGATAGTTTGACAGCAGCCCTACAGTGCACACAGAACGAACAACAACGTAACAGTAAGACAGACTGTGGAACAACGACAACTCCTCCTCCAACCCCACCACCGGAACCAGCAAGAGTTGTACCACAGACTCCTCCTACACCAAAACCAGTACGTCCATCTCCACGATTGAATTCAACAAATCAGGAAGATATTAATCTCTTTGCCTTCAGACATGCGATTGCTGAAGGAGAAGGTACATTAACAAGTCAAGGAACGATTAATTACAAGAAAATTGGTAAAACGGGTAAAGAAGCTCTTGTTCTTACAGATCATCCAGCATTAGTACCAATACCACAATTGGTAAAGAGTACAAATTTTGGAACAACTCCGGGAGGCCGTATTGTTCCGAAGTCTTTACCAGGTGGTAAGTTAGCGGCATATATAGACACGACCCGCGGTGCTGCAGATACAACAAATATAAAAATTGTATTGCCATCAAGTGCTGCAGGTGGTTACCAATTTTTTCGTGAGACATGGGGAAATCTTAAGGTATCATTAGGATTGCCAGATTTTGGGCCAACGAGTCAAGATATGGCTGCTGAAGGATTATTTAAAGAACGTGATGCATTTAATGATGTAAAGGCTGGCAAAGTAACAACTGCATTAGACAAATTGGGACATGCACCAACTGTTTGGCCATCACTTCCGACGGCCACGACTTTGGGACAGCATCAAATATCAATGACAGAATTCTTAAACATATATGAATCTTACGGTGGTATTAACACAGAGAAACAGACATGAAAACCAAACAACTACTCACATATGAACAACAAGCACAGCCACAACCTTCGTTCCAAGGCGTGGCAACAATTGGAACAGTTGTTGATACAAATGATCCACAACAAATGGGTCGCATCCGTATTGTATGTGCTGTGTTGGGTGAGGGAATGTCTAGTAAAATCGAAGATATTCCATGGGCTGTTTATGTATCACCGTTTGCTGGTCAAACCGAAGCAGGAACTCGTGGTACAGGACCAGGTGAACATTCTGAAGGAGCGGTGGGATATGGTTTTTGGGCGAGGCCGAAGATTGGTTCACAAGTTGTTGTAATGTTTATCGATGGTGATCCAAACTTCCGAATTTCTTTTGGTGCAATATACGATCAATTTCGACCACATACTATGCCACATGGTCGATTCATGTATGAAGATCATCCTGGATTGGAACAGGCAGATGATCGTCGCCCATTTGGTCCATACACATCAAATGAAAAATATATTGAACCACTCAATACAAATATGCGAGAAGCATTTCCAAAGAGTGAACCAAATTATGAATGGCGCACTCGTGTAGCAGATTATCAGGTTTCGGCTGTTGATGTGGCAGCATTGCAGTTTACAACAAGTAATGTTCCTGATGATAAAAATGCATTTTGGGACGGTTGGTTCAGTACTCAAGGTTATGAAATTAGTCGTCAAGATCCAACATATCCTGGCTTATATGATGAGGGCAATCTTGATAGTGAAGTTTATTCTTGGACGACTCCAGGATTCCACGCTATATCAATGGATGATAGTACCACAAACTGTCGCACTCGTTTTCGTACAACGGGAGGACATCAAATCCTTATGGATGATACGAATGAACGAATATATGTAGCTACAGCCAAAGGTAATAATTGGATTGAAATGGATCAAGCGGGCAATATTGACATCTATACATCAAATAAAGTTAATATTCATGCGGCACAAGATATTAATCTAACAAGCGATCAAGCAATTCGCATGTATGGTGCACAAGGAATTCACATGTATTCTGGCACCGATATTCGTGCAGAAGCTTTGCAGGATGTTCATTTTAAGTTCCATCAAAATTGGCGTGTTAATGTCACACAAAATACGTACTTGAACTCCAACTCAAACACGAATATTAAAGCTGGCGGAAGCATGTATTTGGAAGCAGCTTCCAACATTGAAGAAAAAGCTGGAAGCAATCTTGATATTAGTGCTGGTTCAAACCTTACAGCAAAAGCCCAAACTAACTTTGAGATTCAAGGATTTGATGTAAGTATTCGTGGTGATGATGCCATTAAATATTCAACACCAAACTGGCATACTAGTGAAATTATAATGTACCACTCAGATTGTATTATATCAACAAGTGATTGTAATGCAATTCATGCTTCAGTCGTTTCGACTGCTGCAGGGGCTTCATCACCAAGTGAATTACCAACATTTTGGACCAGTCGTGTACCACAGCATGAACCTTGGCCACGTGTAATGACGGCAAACAATTTCACACATAACGATGAATTTCTTTATACCAGTCCTCAGGTAAATAGAAATGAGCGTGGTGTAGAGATTCCACGTGGTAAATTTTGGCGAAGATAATGTCAGATTCGTTTTGAAACTTAGACGAAACAAAACATGCCTGACCCCGAATAAATACATGAACTATCGGAGTAAATGATGGCAGGAATAACATTTGGTCTCTATCGCGGCTATTCTTCGTTTGAATATGAAAAGAATAAAACCTTTTCATTGACAGACGTTGAGTTGGTCAAAATGGATATCCTTAATCATATCTTTACACGTCGAGGTGAACGTGTAATGATGCCTACGTACGGTACAAGAATACCAGATCTGGCATTCGAGCCACTGGATGAGATCACACTTGGCATTTTGAGAGAAGACTTAGAAACAGTTATCAATTTTGACCCTAGAGTTGAACTTCTTCAGATGTCAGTCATTCCCGATTATGATAGTAATCGGGTGGTTGCTGCAGCACGAATGTTATACATAGAATTGAATATTATTGATAATCTGAACTTGAATATCCTTTTTGAAGGCGCATCAGAATGAGTCGTCTAGTCTCCCGAGCAGAATCGTTTGAACGTATCTATACTGCATTTCAAAATGTAAATTTTGCAGCATTTGATTACAACTCAATCAAGCAAAGTATTCTTGAATACATTAAATTGTATTTTCCAGAAACTTTCAACGACTTCATTGAAAGTAGTGAATTTATTGCTGTTGTGGAATCTTTTGCTTATGTGGCAGAACAGATTGCTTATCGCCTCGACGTAAATGCCCAAGAAAACTTCATCACAACAGCACAACGTCGAGATAGTATTCTTCGTCTAGCAAAGTTAGTTTCATACAAAGCGGATCGAATGCTACCAGCTCGTGGCTTAGTTAAAATTCAATCAATCGCCACAACAGAACCAGTAATTGATACTAATGGTATCAATTTAGCCAATACCACAATTCGTTGGAATGATATAAACAATGTTGATTGGAAACAACAGTTTATTCAGGTAATGAATCGTGTTCTGGCTCAACCATTTGGATCTGTGGTTCCAACTGATCGTTTTCAAATTGATGATGTTGTATTTGAACTGTATCAATGGAATCTTGTTCCATTACCACTTGGTGTATTTCAATACTCAACGACAGTTGGTGGACAATCTCTACCTATGGAATTAGTTCCATTAGCACGTAGTTTGACACAGGGACTCGTAGAGCGCCGTCCACAAAATAATACGAATTTTGTGATTAGCTATGGTAACGATGGGTTGGGTGACCAATCTGATACAACAGGCTTCTTCTGTTTCACCAAGCAAGGAACAATGCAGCGATTTCGAACAAACTTTGATGGTATTACACCAAATCAAATCTACCTTGTCAATGCAACGAACATCAACGAAACAGACGT